TTTGCTAATATAGCTGAACTTTACGCTGCAGTAAAAACAATGCACGGAGATGGTAAGGGAACAGAAGCAGGAGCCGCAGCTTTTTTGCCTGAAAGCACAACTTTGGAAACTGTAGATGTTCTTGTTGTTAATCAAAGCGGAGAGGGAAAAAATAAAATAGTTACTATAGATGGTCTTAGTGTTAAAAAAGGTGATGGTGGTGCTAGTCAATTAACTGCTAAAGCAAGAAAAAGTGGTTTTAAAAAAGTAGGAAATTTATCACCCGAGCAGATTAAGGAAAAGACAATTGCTTTATCTAAAAAGCATGAGGGAATATATAAGAATGATGCTGTTTTTGACGAAAATCCACCAAATAAGAAGAGTGTTAAAAAAGAATTAGACCATCAACAAAAAACACAAAATGATATAAAAGAATCTGCAAAAGAGTTAGGTGTAGATCCTAAATATATGGATTATATTGAAAATAAAATGAATGAAGGAAAGCCCTCACAAATAGACTCTGCTGTAAAGGGAATAATGAAAACTAGAAAAGAGAAGGGATTGCCTGTGGGTCCTGAAATAGAAGCTATGATGAAAAAGAGAATGGAAAGTTACTACTTATATCAAGCTATGAGTCATAGAGCATACAATCAAAATTTAGAATCTCAATACTTTGGAAATGATAGCTACAGTATTAAAAAAGGAAAGATAGTTGTTTCTGAATCAGATGGGGTTGATAAAATAGCTTGGCCTAAATTTGAATTTAATTTAGGATTTTCTGCGACTGGTAGAAGTGCTAATGCTGGTGGCGGTAGATTCCAAAACTCTGAATTCGGTGAACCCGCATTTAAAAAATGGGCACCCGCTTAAAATGAAAACGCAACTACTCTGCACATTCACCCCTAAGAATATCTTAGATGATACATTAGAAATTATCATAGCATGTAATGATATACTCTATAGTAAGATTTATGTATTTGAAAATGGTAATGATATGTCTCAGTTAATTTGCACATACAATGTTGAATATGATTCCGATAATCATCCCGAAGATATTCCAAATACCATTTCACTACACAGAAAGAAGCAAAGTAATACACTCTACACAATCAACGCACTCAATGAGGTTATCAGAGAACTCAATGGTGGTGTATTAGATAAGAGATTTCCTATTCCGTGGGATGAATACTACAATAGCTTACTACTTACAAACGACACAGGACTTAATAAAATACCTACTAAAATACACTCTATAGTAGATGTAACGTCTTGGGAAAAAAAATAAAAAAATAATTGTATTTCGCTATATCAGGTGATATATATTAATGGTTGCAGAGTGTAACTGAATAATAAAAAATAAATAATAAAATAAGGAGAGTAAATAATGGATATTAATTCTATTCGTAAGCGTCTTAATCAACTACAAACCACAAATAATAGGACTTCGAACCTATGGAAACCACAACCAGGAAAACAGATAATTCGTGTTCTGCCTTACATGCACAACAAAGATAATCCGTTCATTGAGTTGTTTTTTCATTTTGGATTGAATAACAAAACCTATTTATCACCAATCACATTTGGTCGTCCTGATCCAATCGAAGAGTTTGCACAAAAACTTAAAACGAGTGGGAACAGAGAAGAGTATCAGATGGCTCGTAAATTGGAAGCTAAGATGAGAACCTTTGCTCCAGTAATCGTGCGTGGAGAAGAATCTCAAGGTGTTCGTTTTTGGGGTTTTGGTAAGACTGTTTATCAAGAATTACTTTCAGTAATCGCAGATCCAGACTACGGTGATATTACAGATGCAATTAGTGGTCGTGATGTCTCAGTAGAATTCATAACTGCTGAAGAAAGTGGTGCTTCTTTTCCTAAGACTACAATCCGTGTTAAACCTAATCAATCACCTATAGTGGAAGATAAGGCGCAGATGGAAAATATGTTAGAAAATCAAAAAGATATTACTGAATTATATCAGGAACTATCCTATGAGGATCTTACAGGTGTTCTGAATACTTGGTTAAACCCAGATGATGCAGAAACAACTGAGGATAAGAAAGAAACCGCTCCTAAATCAGTAGTTGCCGCTTCAGCAGCGAATTCCAATGTTGAAGATGCTAGTGCTGCTTTTGACGATCTATTCAATAAGTAAATAAAGTGTAGTGGGTGTTGAAGCCAACACTAATAAAACCGAGTGTGTGAACCATTCACGTGGACAAAAGCCGGACACACCCACTATTTAATTAGGAGACTATATGTCAGTTAAAGATGACTTAGCTGGAGTTCTTGCCGACTCCTTAAATAAAAAATTCAAAGATTATAAGGTTGCATACTTCTTAGATGGCGCACAACCAACACCAACAGATATAAAAGAGTTTATCTCTACAGGTTCAACAATGTTAGACTTAGCAATTTCAAATCGCCCTAATGGTGGTATTGCCGTTGGTAGAATAACAGAGTTAAATGGATTGGAAAGTAGTGGTAAATCATTAGTTGGTGCTCATCTACTTGCCGAAACTCAAAAGAAAGGTGGTGTCGCTGTTTACATAGATACTGAAACTGCCGTAAGTGAAGAGTTCTTAGGTGTTATAGGTGTTGATATGAATAAAATGTTATATCTGCATTTAGAAACCATAGAAGATGTTTTTGAGGCTATTGAAGAAATAGTAACCAAAGTAAGAGAATCAGATAAGGATAGATTAGTAACTATCTTAGTAGATTCATTAGCTGCTGCTACCACAAAGGTTGAGTTGAATGCAGACTTTGATAAAGATGGTTGGGCTACTTCAAAGGCTATCATTATATCAAAGGCTATGAGAAAGATTACTCAGATGATTGGTAGGCAAAGAGTGGCTTTGGTATTTACAAATCAGTTAAGGGTAAAGTTAGGTGCTATGTTTGGTGATCCTTATACCACATCAGGTGGTAAGGCTCTTCCATTTCACGCATCAACTCGTGTAAGATTAAAGAACAAAGGTCAGATTAAAGATAGTAAAAAGAATGTTATTGGTATGACTATTCTGGCACAAGTAATCAAAAATCGTTTGGGTCCTCCACTTAGAAAGGCTGAGTTTCCACTCTACTTTGAAAGTGGTGTAGATGATGAAGGTAGTTGGTTACATGTTCTTAAAGAACATAAAATTGCTAAGGTTGGTGGAGCTTGGTATACAATGGATGACCACAATGGTAAAGAGATTAAATTTCAATCTAAAGAATGGGCACAGCTCTTAGAAGATGATGAATTTAAATCTTATTGTTATAAGATGATTTGTGATAAAGTTATCTTAAAGTATACTAAAGCTGATTTAGGTATTGATGATGTAGAGATTACTGCAGAGGTGTTGGGTGACTAATGCTAAATACCTTTCAATACTTGAAGAAATAAAAAATAAAGGCGGAGATTCAAAGTCAGAAACTGCAAATGATAAGGTGCTGATTATAGATGGTTTGAATACATTCATAAGATGTTTCAGCGCTATACCAACTCTCAATGATGATGGAACTCATGTTGGGGGAATAGTTGGTTTTCTAAGGTCAGTTGGATACGCTATAAGGACTATTAGACCTACCCGAACTGTCATAGTATTTGATGGTAAAGGCGGGTCTAACCGCAGAAAGAAGTTGTTTCCAGAATACAAAGCTGGTAGGAATATGTCGGAAAGACTAAATCGAGCTTATGATTTCAATGATAAAGAAGATGAACATCAATCTATGAAGATGCAATTAACGAGAGTTATAGATTATTTGGATTATCTTCCAATCACAACGATTACCATTGAGAATATAGAAGCTGATGATACGATGGCTTATGTTACTAAGCAGATTCTAACGACATCTAAGATAGTCTTAATGTCCACAGATAAAGACTTTCTTCAGTTAGTAAATTCCAGAGTTTCAGTTTGGTCTCCTACAAAGAAGAAGATGTATGATCCACCAAGGGTATTAGAGGACTATGGGATACCATCTCATAACTTTGCTGTCTATAGATCTATAGATGGAGATAAGTCTGATAACATTGGTGGTGTTCGTGGTTGGGGATTAAAAACTATTCAAAAAAAGATTCCACTTTTACTCGAAGATAAGATACTTACTATAGAGGACATTGTTAAAGAAGATGAAAAGCTTAAAGAGAGTGAAGAGTTATTGAAAAGAAACTACACTTTGATGCAATTAGAAGAGGTAGACATTAGCACCTCTGCTAAAACAAAAATCATTGACAAAATCAGAGAACCTATCAATAGGTTAAACAAAATGCAGTTTCAAAAAAGATTCATAGAAGATAGGTTATTTGCTACATTGCCAAATATGGAGAGTTGGTTGGTTCAATGTTTTGCTAAACTTAATCAAATGGCTGAGGATACGCATGGGAAGAAAACGTAAATACACCTCAGAAGCAGATAGAAAAGAAGCCCAAAGAAAATGGTCTATGGAATATTACCATAGGAACAGAGCAGTTCTTCAAGCCAAAGCTAGAGAACGCTATCGTAGAAAAAAACAAATGGAAATAAAAGAAATACAAAGAAGAGAAATATATGGCGAATGAGAATTTCAACGAATTCGGTCCGACATTTCAATCAAAGGTAATCTCATCTTTATTGTCGGATAATAAATTTATTCAAACAATAAGTGACATATTAGAACCAAAATACTTTGATTCAGATGCTAATAAATGGTTGACGAAAGAGATAGCTAAATACTTTATGGAGTTTAGAAAAGCTCCTACATTAGAAGTTCTAAAGATAAAAATCACACAGATGGATGATGATGTTCTTAAAGTATCTATCATTGAAAATCTAAAAGAAGCTTGGAGAAATATAGAGGCTACTGATTTAGAATTTGTAAAGCAAGAGACTTTAGGTTTTTGTAAGAATCAGGTTCTTAAAGGCGCTATTGTGCAATCTATAGACTTATTAGAACAAAAAAACTATGATGAAATCAAAGTTATAATTGATGAGGCTATGAAGGCTGGTAGCGAAAGAGATTTAGGTCATGATTATATCATATCATTAGATGCTAGGTTGAATGAGTCTGTTAGAAAAACCATGCCAACTCCGTGGGATGCTGTTAGTACTGTTATGGATGGTGGATTAGCTGGCGGCGAGTTAGGTGTATTAGTTGCACCTGCTGGTATCGGTAAGAGTTGGTGTCTACAATCATTGGGCGCTCACTTAGTAAGGCAAGGTAAGACTGTAGTGCATTATACATTAGAGTTAAATGAAGCATATGTTGGTTTAAGATATGATACAGTATTTAGTGGTATTACAACTTCTAACATTAAGTTTTATCAAGAAGATGTACAAAAGGTTATAGATGGATTGACAGGTAAATTAATAATTAAATATTATCCTACCCGTGCTGCTTCGGTAAATACATTGGCTGCTCATCTTAAACAGATGGAAATACAGGAAATCAAACCTGATGTGGTTATTGTAGATTATGCTGATATTCTAAAGCCAACCACATTCTATAAAGAGAAGAGGCATGCAACTGGTGAGACTTATGAAAATCTTCGTGGTATGGCTGGTGAGTTTGATATTCCAATATGGACTGCTTCGCAGGCAAATAGAAGTTCATTAGAAGAGGAAATAATCGATGCTAGTAAGGTTTCTGAAGATTACTCTAAGGTGATGACGGCTGACTTTGTTATGTCTGTAAGTCGTAAGGTTGAGGATAAGATTGCTAATACAGGTAGGTTTCACGTAATCAAAAATAGATTTGGAGTAGATGGAATAACATTTCCAGCTAACATCAATACAAATACCGGCTTAATACAAGTGCATGAGGCTTCTACTGTTAGTGGTAAAGTGACTCAAGGTAAGATGAATAACTCAGAAGAATATTTACGAAAAAGTTTATCTCAGAAATATAATGATATGGGTGGTTTTGAGTAAATAAGAACTGGTATATATTATATTTAATATTGTGAAGATAATAAAATAATAAAATTAAGATAAGGGAAAAACTATGGAAAAATTTACATTAACGGACACATTTATAAGTAAATACAAAAGAAGAAAAGCTCCGTTTGGTTTTAATGGGTTAGGTGAGTTAGTTTATATGAGAACTTACTCTCGAATCAAAGAAGATGGAAAGAATGAACGTTGGTGGGAAACTGTCAAACGAGTCGTAGAGGGAACTTACTCTATGCAAAAAAATCATATTGAATCACATCAATTAGGGTGGAATCCGTGGCAAGCTCAAAGGTCAGCACAAGAAATGTATGAGCGCATCTTTACTATGAAGTTTTTGCCACCAGGTCGCGGACTTTGGGCTATGGGAACAGCCATAACCGAAGAACGTGGGTTATACGCCGCCCTTAATAATTGCGCATTTGTATCAACAAAGACAATAAAAGACGATTACTCAAAGCCATTTTGTTTCCTTATGGATGCAAGTATGTTAGGTGTAGGTGTTGGATTTGATTGTAAGGGCGCAGGGGAGATAGTAGTTAAAGGTGTAAATAAAGATAGAGACATAACTATATTTGAAGTGCCTGATACTCGTGAGGGTTGGGTAGAATCTTTAAAGGTTTTGTTGGAAAGTTACTTTCACAATACAGCATCGGTAGAGTTTGATTATAGCTTGGTTAGACCTGCAGGAGCTCCAATAGCTGGATTTGGTGGTGTTAGTAGTGGTCATGAACCATTAAAAGAAGTGCATGAAACTATAAGAGAAGTATTGGAAAACAATAGTGGTGAACCAATAACAATAACAACAATCGTAGATATAATGAATCTTATCGGCAAATGTGTAGTGGCTGGTAATGTTAGACGAACTGCTGAAATTGTATTTGGCGCACCTGATTCAGAAGAATACTTAGATTTAAAAAATTATAAAGTTAACCCACATAGGGAGCAATATGGATGGACGAGTAATAATAGTATATTTGCAGAACTGGGTATGGATTATACAGCAGCGGCCGAACGAATTGGCGACAATGGTGAGCCTGGTTTTGCTTGGCTAGAAAATATGAGAAAATATTCTCGTATGAAGAATGGTGGGGATAACAAAGACCATAGAGTTATGGGTGGTAATCCTTGTTTAGAACAATCATTAGAAAGTTATGAGTTATGCTGTTTAGTAGAAACATTTCCAGATAATCACGATTCATTAGAAGATTATCAGAGAACATTAAAGTATGCTTATCTGTATGCTAAAACAGTTACATTGGGTAGAACTCATTGGAGTGATACTAATAGAGTTATGTTGAGAAACAGGCGAATTGGTTGTTCAGTTAGTGGAGTTGCTCAGTTTATTACTAGTAGAGGGTTAGATGAATTAAAAAATTGGTTGAATAGTGGATATGATGTAATTCAACAATGGGATGATATGTATTCTGATTGGTTTGCTGTTCCAAAGTCAATTAAGACTACATCAGTTAAACCGAGCGGTACTGTTTCTCTATTGGCTGGCGCTACACCTGGATTACATTATCCTGAAAGTAGATTTTATATAAGAAGGATGAGACTATCAAAGCATTCTGAATTATTAGAACCATTAGAAAAGGCTGGATATAAATTAGAGCCAGCTTTTGGTTCAGAGGACACAACAATGGTTGTTGAAGTTCCTGTAGATGTCGGTGAGGGAATTAGAACAGCAGCTGATCTTTCGATTTGGGAACAATTCAGTTTAGCTGCTTTCTTACAAAGACATTGGGCTGATAACCAAGTAAGTTGTACAGTTACATTTAATCCAGAGACAGAAAAGGATCAAATTGCTCCTGCTCTGAATTACTATCAATACCATCTAAAAGGTATAAGTCTATTACCAAGACATGATTACGGTGCTTATCAGCAGATGCCATATGAAGCTATAGATGAGAAAACTTACCATTCAGAAGTTGCTAAGTTAGGTAAATTATCCTTTGGTGTAATCAAAAATGAAGAAGCTGATGTAGATAAATTCTGTAATAATGACTCGTGTGAAATTATACCAATGGCGGGTGATAATGATGATCAGGAATTCGCAAATTAATAAAAAAATACAAACGCGAACAGGCAGTTGGCACACCTGTAGAAAAATGTGTCTTAACCGTAATAAAATAGGAGGACGTTAATGAATATTAAACGTAATCTAATAACATTATTATTAATGACGACAGGTGTGTTTGCACAAACTATTGTCGGAGTTGTTAATAGTGGTAACGAACCATTGGCTGGAGCTAATGTGGTTGTTGTTGGAACTGATAAAGGTGGAGTAACTGATACTGAAGGTAAGTATTCTATCGAAATCGGAACTGAAGGAACACAAACACTAACGGCTTCATTCATTGGATATACATCACAGACATTAGATGTAGTGGTGAACGATATAGTTGGAACATTAAACTTCACATTAGGTGAAAATGTTTTAGCTATGTCAGCTCTCGAAGTTTTGGCTTCTCGTGCTGATAAAACAACGCCTGTTGCTTATACTACAGTAACTAAAGAAGAGATGGAAATACGTCTTGGCTCACAAGACATTCCGATGGCGCTCAATATGACGCCGAGTGTTTATGCTACTCAACAAGGCGGTGGAGCTGGAGATGCTCGTATTAACGTTCGTGGTTTTAACCAACGAAACGTTGCTGTAATGATAAATGGTGTTCCCCAAAATGATATGGAGAACGGATGGGTCTATTGGTCTAATTGGGATGGAATAGGTGATGCTACTTCCTCAATTCAGATGCAAAGAGGACTATCAGCTGTAAATCTAGCAACGCCTTCAATCGGTGGAACTATGAATATTATTACAGCCCCTGCTGCTCTTGAAAAGGGTGGAAAGGTTAAGCAAGAAATTGGTGAAGGTGGATTTAAGAAATCTACTCTGAGCTATAATTCTGGCTTAATTAAAGATAAGCTAGCACTTAGTGGAACGATAGTTCGTAAAACAGGTGATGGATTTATCGATGGAACTTGGACGGATGCTTGGGCTTACTACGCAGGATTAAGTTATGCTGTAAGTGATAACCAACGATTTGAGTTGTATGCAATCGGAGCTCCACAAAGGCACGGACAAAATCTATATAAACAGAATATTGCTACCTACTCACAAGAGTTAGCTGGTGATATTGGTGGATATAATGATTCTGCTTATGTTGCTGGAGAGAAGTTTGAACTTGAAGGTGGTAGATTTTTTAATCAAAATGTCGCACCTGTTGATGGTTCATACACAGGCCAACAATATTGGTATATGTATGGAGATAAAACATCTGACAGGTTTAGTTCTGATTTCTTAAATGAAAGAGAGAACTTCTTCCATAAACCGCTTGTTAATTTAAATCATTTCTATGATATAAATGATGAAGCTAGATTAAGTTCTATTTTATATTGGTCTGGTGGAAGTGGTGGTGGAACTGGCACTTATGGTAGTGTTTCAAGAACACCTGCAGTTGAAGGAAACTCTTGGTATGCAAGTTCTCCGTGGATGTGGGATTGGAATGCTGAGATTGCCCAGAACTCTGCTAATGTAGATTCAGATTGGTCTGATGTAGAAAATCGTTCAACTGGTATTCTTCGTAACTCAATCAATCGTCAAAGCACTCTTGGTTTAATTTCTAAATTAAACTACGATGTTTCAGATGAACTTGAAGTTCAAATCGGTATTGATTGGCGAACTGCTGGTATAGAACATGCTAGAGAAGTTCGTGATTTACTTGGTGGGGACTACTATGTAGACTTTGCTGATAACAATGCTGCTGATGGTAAGAAAGTTGGGTTAGGTGATATTATCGCTTATCACAATGAAACCACAGTAGATTGGTTTGGTGCTTTTGCACAAGGTAAGTATGATATACAGAAGTTTAATTTGTATGGTATGAGTGGTATATCCACTATTCAATACTCTTATCTTGATCATTTTGCTGTTGATGCTTCTAAAGTTTCGGCTGATGCTATCACAACTTTTCAAGTGAAAGGTGGTGGTGTATTTAATCTTGACGATAGGATGTCTGCATATGTAAATGGTGGGTATGTCGAAAAGCCACCTATCTTAGATAATGTTATTGCTTATGATGGAACGGTATCTACTAATCCAGAAAATGAGAAATTTAAAAGTTTCGAATTGGGTGGTAACTATTCAAGCGATAAGGTTGGTTTGAAATTGAGTGTGTATAACACAAAATGGAATGACAGAAACCTAACTCGTAATGTAGAGACTGGTGCTGGCGATTCAGGCGATACCGATATCATCTATTTGAAAGGTGTTAATCAAACTCATACAGGATGGGAAGTAGAGACTAAAATCGCTCTTCACGAAATGGTTGAGTTAGACCTTGCATTTAGTAAAGGTGGATGGAAGTTTGATGGTGATGCTGATGGCTCTTATCAAGAAATGGAGTATAATGAAGAAGGTCAAGTGATTGGTCAAACTTCCACAGATTATACTTATGCTCTTGATGGACTTATGGTTGGTGATATGCCACAAACTGCTTACGTTGGTGGTTTAACAATTAAGCCAATTAAAGGTCTTAACCTACAAGGTCTTTACAGAATGTATGATGATAACTATGCTGATTGGTCTCCCGATTCTCGTGAGGTTAGTGGTGATGCTGATAGGACACAAGTTTGGAAAGCTCCTGGCTATTCAAAGTTGGACTTACATCTATCATACAAACTACCAGAAATTGCTGGATTAGATATGACTATTAGTGGTCATGTCTTTAACGCTCTTGATAACATTTATGTTCAAGATGCTGTTGATAATAGTAAATACAATGGCTATGGTGACAAAGTTCACGCTGCTCATAATGCTGAAGTATTTCTTGGAACTCCAAGATACTACAACATAGGACTAGCCGTTAGTTTTTAAAATGATAAAGTTTGGGGGCTTGAAATATAGCCCCCTTTTATCAAAATAAACCTTGACTTGTATAGGGTTTTAGTTGTATATTAAGGTATGAGAAATGGGAGTATATTATGAACGAAAAATTATATAAATATGGTATTGTAGGTATTGGCACATTGGTAATGATGGTGTCGCCATTTTTTATAAATCTGCCTATTGGAAAGATAGGTATGGTTGTTGGATTATCTTTACTGACTATTCAGACACAAAAAACTAAGCAGTATAACTTATCATTGTTAAATGTTGTAGCGATTGTTGGTTACTTATATAGCTTATATCAGACAGTATGAGTAAATTAATCAATTTATTTGGAGGACCTGGTATTGGGAAGTCATCAATATCAGCTGGAATTTTTTATCAACTTAAAAGTAAACATATCAGTTGCAATAACCCATATGAATTTCCAAAACGATTGGCGTGGGATAATAATATGCCTGCTATTAAAGACCAACTTTATGTATTAGGGAATCAGCACAGAGGTATAGCAGAATGTTATGGGAAAGTTGATTATATCGTTGTAGATTCGCCTGTATTATTTTCTCTTATATACAAAATGTGGTACAGTAAAGGGTATCCTGCTGAATTTTATTCTGAAGCATTTAATCAAATGATTATAGATTTACATAATAATTACGATAATCTCAATATTTTATTAGAAAGAACTGAAGGTGTTCACAATGATGACGAGAGATACCAAAACCTTGAAGAGTCGATTAAAATAGACGCTCATTGTAAAAAAATATTGGATGACAATGATATTGATTATTATACAATAAAAGTTGATGACAACACTGTAAGTAAAATAATCAAATTAATACAATAAAACCTTTGACTTGTATAGGGTTTTGGTTGTATATTAAGATATCGCAGATGGGAATTTTACAACCTATAACAAACGGAGTTACAAATTTACCAAAATATTTATTACGATAGAAAGAAAGCAAAAGTTCATCTTTGGGATGATGCGCTTGGGTATTATACACTTCCCTACAAAAGATATGCTTATGTAAGAGATAGAGCTGGAACTCATATATCTTTATATGGAGATAAGCTAAGAAAGGTTTATAAGTTTGATAATGAAACTCCGAATCTATTTGAATCAGATGTTCCGCCTGAAACGAGAGTTTTGGTTGATCAATACAAAGATTCTGAAGATCTGTCAAAGAATCATAAAATAATGACAATTGACATTGAGGTTGAAGTTACAGAAGGATTTCCACATCCGGAAGATGCAAACAATAAAATTACATCTATAGCCATTCATGATTCAGGAGATGACATATATTATGCTTTTGCATTAGATGAAAAGAAGAGATTAACCTTAGAATCAAAGGACAATATAGTTATAAAAAGATTTGATAATGAGTTTGGGTTACTTCAATGCTTCTTTGAAAAATACTTGCAGATTAAGCCAACCATACTAACGGGTTGGAATATGGATTCTTTTGATATGCCGTATCTATACAATAGAGCTTGTAAGGTTGTTGGTAGTAATGTTGCTAATATGCTATCACCTATTCAAGAAGTTCATTGGAATAAACACAGAGGTAGGTATTTGTTTGCTGGTGTTAGTTGTTTAGATTACTTAGGATTATATAAGCTATTTACATATACACAGCTATCGTCCTATAGATTGGATGCCGTTGCTGAATTTGAGTTGGGAGAGAATAAGCTAGCATATAATGGAACATTAACTGATTTATACGAAAGTGATTTAAACAAATATATAGAGTATAACATTCATGATGTTAGACTTGTAAAGAGGATGCACGACAAATTAGACTTTATCGATATGGCTAGAGGTGTGTGTCACGTAGGTCACGTTCCTTATGAAGATGTATTCTTTTCCTCACGTTATTTAGAAGGTGCTATCTTAGTTTATCTAAAGAATTTAGATATAGTTGCGCCAAATAAGCCAGCAAGACCAAATATGAATAGTGAAGATAAGTTTATTGGCGCTTATGTTCAGCCACCACAGAGAGGAAAGCACGATTGGGTATTCGATTTAGATATTACATCTATGTACCCGTCAGTTATTATGTCTCTTAATATTTCACCTGAAACTAAGATGGGTAAAGTAATTGGTTGGAATGCTGAAGAGTTTATGAGAGGAGATGAGAAAACTTATACTCTTATTACCGGCGGTAAAGAAATGGGTAAGCTTACAGAGATAGAACTTAAAGATTTCTTTGAAAATAATAAAGTTTCCATATCATCTAATGGTGTTATGTATCGTAGTGATAAGAAAGGATTGATTCCAGCCCTATTAGAAAAGTGGTTCAATACTCGTGTAGAGTATAGAAAGCTGATGAAGAAGTTCGGTGATGCTGGTGACAATGAAAAATATACATACTTTAAAAGTCGTCAGTTAATTCAGAAGGTGGTGCTAAACTCTTTATATGGTGTGTTAGGTTTGCCGGTATTTAGATTCTATGACTTAGATAATGCTGAGGCTACAACACTTACAGGTCAAGAACTAATTAAGTTCACTAAGAAGATTGGTAATCATTTCTATAATAAAGAGCTGGGAGATGATCATGACTATTGTATTTACATAGATACAGATTCAGTATTCTATTCAGCACTTCCATTGATTAAAAATAGATTTCCTACTATGGACTTTGAAAGCGAAACCCTAATGAGTAAGAGGATATTGGATGTAGCTGATGAGATACAAAAGTTTATGAATGGTTCTTATGATTACTTTGCTAAGAAGTTTCTAAACTTAGATACGCATAGGTTTGAGATAAAGCAGGAGTTGATAGCTAAATCAGGCTTATTCATTGTGAAGAAAAGATATGGTATGAAGATAATCAACGATAATGGAGTTAAGGTAAACAAACTGCATGTAAAAGGTTTGGACTTAGTTCGTAGTAACTTTCCAAAAGCTATGGGTGAGTTATTGAAGAGCGTGCTGGAAGATATTCTGGCTACTGTGCCAAAGGAAAAGATAGATGAGAGGATTATAAACTTCAAAGAATCTATGAAGCTATTAGACTTTGATAGAATAGCAATGCCAACGGGTGTAAAAAACCTAAAGAAATTTTCAAATGGTAAGAATGGTAAATTTACAAACTTTGCTAAAGGTTCGCCAGCGCACGTTAAGGCTGCTATAACCTATAATGATTTGATTAATCACTTTTCTTTAGGTAAGAAATATGAGAAGATAACTTCATCAGAAAAGATAAGATGGGTATATCTTAAACAGAATGAATTAGGATTAAAGTCTTGTGCTTATAAAGGTTACGAAGACCCACCACAGATAATAGATTTTATCAAACTGCACATTGATTATAAAAAGATGTATACTCAGATGCTAGAGAAAAAGATAATGATGTTTTACGAATCATTGAAATGGACTGAGCCTGTGAATAAAAAAACATCAATGGAGAGGTTTTTTTGATTTTGACAAATAACTTTGATATATATGTATATATCATATTAACAAATAAGGAGTAATAAATGAATAAACATTCATTAAATAGGTTTATTGAAAAATATTATCTTGGTGGGAACTGCTCGTCAGTTGTAATTAAGAGTGATGGAGATAAACTAAGTACCCGTTTCATTACAGGCGATAAGAATTTGCTTGGTGAAGTAACGATGACAGATTGGAAATTCGACAAAGCAGAGTTGGGTGTCTATAACACAGAGCAGTTAGTAAAATTACTTTCGGTTATGTCTGAGAACATCTCAATGGATTTGACAAAAGCTGGAGATAAGGTAGTTTCTCTGAAGATATCAGATAGTGCTTCAGATGTGAACTATATGCTTTCTGATTTATCAGTTATCAATACCCCACCTAATCTTAAATCCATACCTGAGTTTGAGGTAAAGATAAAAGTCGATAAGTCTTTTATGGGTAAATTCGTTGCTGGTAAAGGTGCTCTAGCAGACACAGATAACTTTACAGTTATTACTGGTGATAAAGGCGTAAAGGTTGTGATAGGTTATGCTGAGATTAATACTAATCGTGTTACCCTTCCTGTAGAAACAGAATCATATGACAAGATTGATAATGTTTCTTTTAATGCTAATCTATTCAGAGATGTATTGATTGCTAATAAGGAATGTGAGAGTGCAACATTAGAAGTTAGTTCAGGTGGATTAGCTCGTATCAATTTTAAGATTGATGAGTATGATTCTACTTATTATTTGGTCGCTGAACAAGACGTATAATGGAAGAGTATGTAGATAAGTCTAGAGTTTCCGTTAGACCAATCTTCAAACCATTGGCTCGTGATTTAATAGAGAAGCACCATTACAGTGGCAAACTTTCTTCTTGTAGGTATCCGCTTGGGATTTTTTATCAAACTGATAATGAACATAAATTCTTTGCGGAACCTGAAGAGAAGTTAATAGGAGTTGCTTGTTATGGTTTTCCTGTTGGAAGAAGGGTATTAGGTTCTATCTTCTCTGAAGAGATATTAGAGAATAGAAACATATTAGAACTTACGAGACTCTTCATACACGATGGATATGGTAAGAACATTGAATCGCTGGCATTAGGTCTTACATTCAAATGGATGAAAGATAATGCTAAAGACATAAGAGTTCTGATATCATATGCTGATCCCGAACAATCGCATGATGGTGCTATCTATCAAGCTACTAATTGGATTTATCAAGGATGTGGTGCTTTTCAACTGGCACCAACATACTCACTTAGACTTACAGAGGATGGAGAATGGATGCACAGTCGAAGTGTGTATTCAAAGTTTGGTTCTGCTGCACCTGAAAAGATGAAGAAGGCTATAGGTCATGATTTTTGGTTGAAGAAAGAAGCTAGTAAACATAGATACATTTACTTCTTAGGCAATAAGAAAGAGAATAGGAAATTTCACAGTGTAATGAAACATCCACAGATGAAGTATCCTAAAAACTACAAACACGATGTTGAAATAACAAAAGTAGAGGTGGAGGACGATAAATGGAAAGGTTAGATAATACACTTTGGGTAGAACGATACCGCCCAAATGAATTAGATTCTTACATAGGCAACGATCACTTAAAGAAGAAGATAGCAGTTTATTTAAAGAGTGGGGATTTACCTCATCTACTATTATATGGTAGAGCTGGAACTGGTAAAACAACATTAGCTAAGTTATTAGTTAATAACATAGAATGTGACCATATGTATATCAACGCTTCTGACGAGAATAGTGTAGATACAGTCCGCACTAAAGTTCGTGGATTCGCTTCTACTATTGGGTTCAAAGATATGAAGGTGGTTATATTAGATGAGTGTGATTACATCACACCTAACGCTCAAGCCGCTTTGCGTAACCTTATGGAGACTTTCTCAAAACATACAAGGTTTATTCTAACCTGTAATTACGTTGAGAGAATCATAGACCCAATTCAGAGTCGGTGTCAGCCATTTCAGATAGTTCCACCATCGAGAAAGGAAGTTGCTGTTCATCTAAACAATATTCTTAAACAAGAAGAAGTAGAGTTTAAGATGGATGATGTAGCTACGTTGGTTAATGGTGGCTATCCTGATATTCGTAGAGTCATAAACTTTGCACAGCGTCAGATAGTTGATGGTAAATTGGCTATCGAACAGGATAACCTATTGGCTATTGATTTAAATATCAATGTGTTCTGTTCTCAATTAGTAAATGTATTAAAGGGTGAGAGTAAGAAAGATGCTTTTGTAACTGTAAGAAAGATGTTAGCTGATAATAAGATGTCAGACTTTGCTGAGCTATTTCGTCTGTTATATGATGAAGTAGATGATTATGGTAAAGGGCACATAGCAGAATGTATCTTAACTATCGCTAAGTACCAGTTGTCAGATGCTCAAGTAGTTGATAAAGAAATCAACGCTATGGCTATGATAATTGAAATATTAAACATATTAAAATAGGAGTAATAATGTATTACGAAGTAGCAGTTGTATTCAAAGAAGAAATACAAACAAAGAATGGTGTGAGAGAAAAGAAAACTACTAAGAACTATTTAGTAGAATGCTTTGCTGTAACAGCAGCTGAAGTTCGGATTTCAGAGTATCTTAAAGATAGTCCTTATGGTTGGGAAGTTAAAGCTGTTAAACAATCTAAAATATTAGATGTTATATTAGAGAAAAGCTGATGAATATGAAAGCGCAGAAACCTCTAGCAAAACCAAAACAGAAGATTGATTTGTCTCAGACAGAAAGTATAAAGTGTGAAGAGTGTGATAACTATTCTTTTATACAAACTTACTTCCTAAAGAGAATATCACCATTATTATCACCTACCGGAGAAGAGGCTATAGTTCCTATTCAGGTATTCAGTTGTGGTAATTGTGGATCTGTTCCAAAGAAGATGATGCCCAATGGCTAAGGCTAAAACTAAAGTCAAAGGTATTAAGAAAAAGAGTCTGTTTGACCACATTCAAGCAGTAACATCTCAACAGAGCCCTAACTATTGGAACGAAATCTCTGATGATGATAAAAAAACGTGGTCAAACTTTATGGTTAATAGGTTTCTTTCAATGAAGCCTGAATGGATAGATCTTGTAAATGAAGTTCAAAGGTATCCACTAAAACCAAAAGAGTTATACAAAGTCTATACAGATATTTTACCAAAGAAAAGACAATGGTTGAAATATATCAAAGGAGATAAGCAAATGAAACACCCAAAATGGTTATATGAAATTGTAGCTAAACATCTACAATGTAGTATAAGAGAAGCTGATGACGCTGTAGAGATGTACGAAATCTCAGCCGGCGGTCAAGCTGAATTAGCTGATATTTTAGGCAAGTATGGTATTGAACAGAAAGTAATTCGGAAGCTCGGTCTGATTAGTTAATGCCAATAAACTTTACAGTCGAAGAAATACCTCGTAAAGCAGTTAAAGGTTTTATAGAAAAAAATCACTATTCACATAATGTGAATGGTGTTCAATCTTATTACCACTTTGGTTTGTATACCGATGGTAACTTTGGATTACCAAAAATGATTGGTGCTATGTTATATGGAATACCGTCTATGCCAGATACAGCAGCTAAATACAATCCTATAAATCCAAAAAGGTGTATGGAGCTGAGAAGATTGGTATGTATTGACGACACACCAAAAAATACAGAAAGCTATTTCATCGGAAAAACTCTTAAATGGCTAAAACAAAATACAGATATAGAGGTAGTTCTTTCTTTTGCTGACCAACATTATGGCCATTCAGGTATAATCTATAAGGCTAGTAACTTTCATTATTTAGGTGAAACTGCAAAGAGCAGGATATTAATGGTAGATGGAAAAGAAGTGCACAGTAGGTCTTTAAATCAAACTGCTAGACCTTATGGTAGAGAGTTGAAAAGAAGATATGATGAGGGCGATGAAAATATATTTTTTGTTAAGAGAAAACCCAAACATATTTATACATACTATCTGAATAAAAGAATTAAAAGGCAAATAAAAAAGCTTGACTTGTACACTAAAAATGTGTAAATTTAAGTATAGAAAAAGAGGGTTATATGAGTGATATAAAAGAATCAAGTAAGAAAAAAGAAGTAAATTCTTATTTAACAGGCGATAATGGTGATGTCGTATCGCAGATGGAAATGGAATGGCCGGAGATGACCAAAGAATTTAAAAGATTACAGAGGGAACAATACGAATTGTTCTGCCATAAACAACATGATTATGGTCCAGGTAATATATCAGTTGGTTCGCCACTAT